GACTTATTCCAAATACATTAGTTGGTGTTGCACGAGACATGCACGCATGGACTTCTTTAGATGGTGTACGGTACACGGCCATCGGCACCGATAGAAAATTATATATTTATACAGAGGGTGTAGCGTATGATATTACACCAACAAGAGCCACAGGTTCAATTACAGGTTTTACAACAACAAATGGATCAGCAACAGTTACAGTTACTGATGCAAGTCATGGAGCAGAGGTCGGAGATTTTGTTACTATATCTTCTACGTCAGGTGCGGTGAATGGTATTCCTGCAGCAACGATGGATGCAGAGTATGAAATACTAACTGTGCCTTCAGCCAATACATATACAATTACAGCGGCAGCGAATGCAACAAGCACAGGAGCATCAGCGGAGACAGCGACAGCGACATATCAAATATCTGTTGGTACAGCCGTATCACAATATGGTTATGGTTGGGGTACATATGAGTGGGGTAAAGAAGCATGGGGCACGGCTCGTTCTACGTCTAACGTTACTATCGAAGGACGTAACTGGTCTTTTGATAACTTTGGTGAGGATTTATTAGCAACAGTTAATAATGGAAATACTTTTAGATGGGATACGTCTGTTGGCACAGGAACGCCTGCCGCCGTTATTTCTGCTGCGCCTACTGTTTCACGTTTTAACTTAGTATCAATGCCTGATAGGCATGTATTTTTATTTGGTACAGAAACAACAATTGGTTCAAGCACTACACAAGATGATTTATTTTTACGATTTGCTTCACAAGAAGATTACAACACATGGATTCCTACAGCTACAAACACAGCAGGTTCATTTAGAATACAAGACGGATCAAAAATTATAACGGCTGTGCGTTCACGTAACGCTGTATTAGTTTGGACGGACACAAGTTTAAATGCCTTACAATTTGTTGGTGCACCTTTTACGTTTAACTTAACGCAAATAGGAGCAAACTGTGGAGCTGTATCTTTACACTCAGCAGTAGATGTTAATGGCACAGCCTTTTGGATGTCACAGAATTCTTTTTATAGATTTGATGGTGCTATTGCAAAAATGCCTTGTAGTGTACAAGATTATGTCTTTGAAGATTTTAGTATTACAAATCAACCAGAAACTTTTGCGGCTGTTAACTCAGAGTTTAATGAAGTAACATGGTTCTATACATCTAATAATGCAACACAAATAGATCGATTTGTTACATATAATTATTTAGAAGATTGTTGGTCAACAGGTAGTTTAGCTAGAACAACATGGCAAGATTATGGCGTGTATCAAAAGCCATATGCTACAGAATATTCGACAACAGAAATTGCAACTAACAATGTTATTAATGGATTAACAGCAGGAGCTACCACGTTATATCAACATGAAACAGGTGATGATAATGTAACATTGCCAATTAATGCTTTTATTGAATCTGGAGACTTTGATATTGCAGATGGACAACCTTTCTTACATATTGGAAGAGGTATACCAAACTTTAAAGGTTTAACAGGATCCGTAGATTTAACATTACGATTTAAAACATATCCAAATGCAACAACAAGTACAACTGTGGTAAGAACCGTTGTTCCAACAACAGAAAAATTTGATTTACGAGGTAGAGGAAGACAAGCTAATATACGTATTGACAGTGACGCTGTTGGTGATAAATGGCGATATGGAACATTACGATTAGACGTACAACCAGATGGAGGTAGATAATGGCGAAGATTACAACAACAAGATTTCCTCAAGCAACTCCTGAATATCAACCTAGTGTGATTGATATATTAACAAGATTGCTTGAACAAATAGTTCAACAATTAAATTTTGGTTTTCAACAAGACTTAAAAGATGAATCTACAGCAAGGACGTGGTTTCTTGGTTGATTTATTTATAAGTAGATCGGGTAGTGCAACAGGCACTATATATACTGTTCCAACCGCAGATCAAAATTCACAACCACCTGTTGCTCCGACAACAGCTTTAGTTAAAAGTATTCGGTTATCTAATCAATCAGGAGGAGCTGTTGCTACAACAGTGACCATGATGGATAGTAGCAATAGTAGTTTAGAAATAGAGTTATATAAGGATAGTTTAGCTGATGGAGCAGAAACAGAAGTTTTAACGCAACCTATTGTATTAGAACAAGCTGATGCAATTAAATTAACAGGTGCGGTAAAAATAGTAGTAAGTTTAATGGAGATAACATAATGGCATTTAAAAAAGTACAAGAATCAAAAGAAATTGGTAAAGAAATTGTTGAAGGTCAGGAAGTAGCTATTTTACAACCTGAAGTTCACCGAGAAGTAAAAAATAAAAAAACTGGTTTAGATTATGAATCGGAAGAAGCAGCTAAAGCTGATGTAGATAATCCAGAAACAGATACAACAGCCGATGACATTGAAACTAATATACAAGTAAAGGTAACAAAGTTACCTGATGTATTTGGAAAAACTGAAGACGACTAAGCGCCACAGTTTTCACAAAAATCATCACATATACATTTATCTAGATCACAGCCACAAGCTGGACAGTTATTGTCCATTTGCTGCCGCCTTATGTTTTGCCATATTTTCTTGAACAAACATTCTTTCGTCTTCTGTTAAAGGTCTACCCATACTAGGAGGTTGAGATTGACACGAACATCCGTCAACGTGTTTCTTGTGATCTCTTTCTACTGCTAATAAACGTTCATGATAGCGACTCACCTTGTCAGCGAGGACAGCTATGGCCTTCAATATTTCTTGGTTTTCCATATTTTCTCCTGTTGATTTAATTTTTGGGTGAGATCTAATTTAAACACGTCTGTCATTATTATCAAGTAATCTTTTTATAATTGTTTTCTTGACAACTAATTTGAAATAGTGTCCCAGCCATTTGGATGAGGTATACAGTGTTCTGTTTTTATACCTGGTTTCATTGTTAATAGTATGTCACCACTAATACTTATTCTAGCCTCTTCCTTTGTATTTACTTCTGTGTAATGCAATAACCCACTAGGAAACACTATTAAGTTATTTGTTCTTACAGGAATAATGTAACTAGAAAAATTAAATTGATTCCAATCAACAATATATTGATCAGTTGGTGGAATAAATAAACCTGTTTGTGCGGCTAATTCTTTTTCAAAACGTATGTTACCCATATCATTATTACGTACATAATAAACAAAACTAAAGTGACTAGCGGTGTGTTTATGACTAGCAATGTGTTGATCTTTAACGGTGTAAGTAGCCCATGCTTTTGTTATATGAACATCAAATTTATCAGGATTATATCCTTTTGCCGTCATAAATTCTAAAATAGATCTCTTTAATTTTATAAATAAACTAGAATATTTCTTGTCTTTATGTAAATTATCCTTGGCTTCTTCTAAATCAGTAAACATGGTGTTGCCTTTAACATCAGTTGTTGCTGCTGTTCTTCCAGGTTTTTCTTTTACAAAAGACTCTATGTGTTTAGCTATTGTTTGATTATCATTATCTACGTTAGTGCAATAAATAGTCTCGCCAAATAAACTATTGATTGTTGCTTCTTTCTCCATAACTCACCTCTAAATATTCTATTTTTGTTACCCAACCTTTAGGTATAGCGATAGCGCCACCGCCTGATATATCGTCTTTATCTTTACTGTAAGAGCGCATAATAATTATTTTCTCATCATTGTTGTGTACCATCCACCCAACTTCTTGACATGTAGCCAAAGGAGCGCCCATAACGTCCTTTATATCAAGCCAACCTGTCTCTGTATCACGGGCATCGAGCCACGTAACACGGACCATCGGCACTTTCTTTATGTCAAAATTCATATTTCTCATTGCACATTACACCGAATTTGCGTATAAATATAGAATAAAATAGGCAAAGACTTCAAGGCCTGCCTCCTTGCTACAGACAATATCATGAATTGCTAAGGAGATTATGCTTAAAGGAATAGGAAATATACTAGGAAAGATATCAGACTTTGCTGGAATGTTTGGTGGAGAGGGCCCTTATAAAAATTTAGGAGGACCCCTAGCTTTTGGATTACCTGCTATATTTAATTATTTTGGTG